CCGACAGCGACCCGATCAACATGGTCAGCGATGGTATCGAAGCCATCCGCGCCAAGATCGGCAAGCGCCCCAACACGGCGGTAATCGGTGCGAAGGTCTTCAAGGCACTGAAGGTCCATCCGCAGATCCTCGATCGCATCAAGTACACCGGGCGCGATGTGCCGACGCGCGAGCTGCTTGCGTCGCTGTTCGAGATCGACAAGCTGTTTGTGGGCGAGGCGGTGTTCTCGACCGATGGCAAGACGCTGACGGACGTGTGGGGCGGTGACGTGGTGCTGGCGCATACGGAAATCTCTTCGCTGGCCGATCAGGGCTCCCCTTCGTACGGCTACACCTACCAGCTCGAGGGTTACTCGATCGTCGAGCAGCCGTACTTCGAGCGCAACAGCAAGACCTGGTACTACCCCGTCACGGACGCGCGCGAGGCCCAGTTGGTTGGCCCGGACGCCGGCTACCTGATCAAGGGCGCCGTCTAAGGCACGTAGCGGCCGGCCACCTGGTGTGGCCGGCTCAACACTCCGGGGAAAAACCGTGGAATTTGACGACGACCTCGATGTCTTTCTGGGGGACTTTGGCGTGCCGGTGACGATCGGGGATGACCCGACCGAGCATCAGGCGATCGTGGACCAGCCCGACATCGACGCGCTGGGCGGGCGGGCCCAGGGCACCGACTACCAGCTCACCGGCCGCGCCGACGTTTTCGGGGCGCTTGACGAGCAGACGCGCCTGGTGGTGAAAAGCGGCCGGTGCGCCGGCAGCTATGTCATCCGGGAGTTGCCCGCCAAGCTCGATGACGGTGCTTTTGTGCTCGTCAGCCTCAGTCGGGAGAAACCATGACGCCCTTCGAGCGCATCCTCGACGCGGTCTCCGACGCGTGCAAGGCGGTCCCGGAGGTGGCGAACAACGTCTATGTGGAACGCCAGACGAAGCTGGACAGCGCACGCATGCCAGGCGTGATCGTCTGGCCAGGCGCCGTTTCTGCCGGCCGCCTCGGGCACGACACCAGCGCGCTGCGCTTCGCCTTCCGGATCGACCTGTTCTGCGCGGGCGAGCGTCCCAGCAGCCAGTTCTACGCGCTGGCCAACGCAGTTCATGGGGCGCTGCTCGACAGCGCCGTCCTGCCGCAACTCGTGGCCGAGTTGCCGGAGCCGACCCTCGATGAGCCGATCTACGGCGACTTCGACGGCTTCGCCGGCTACGTGCCCATCCGCTACACCGTGACCGTCGTGACAGACCGTCGCGACCTTACACAACTCACCTGATCACAGGAGTTTCCATGTTTCAAAAATCCAACTGGCATTTCGGTGCCGGCCAGCTGCTGTTCCGCGCGCAGGGCGCGACCCCTATCCGCGTGGCGACGCTGCAGGGCATCGACGTCGACATTTCCGCCAGCACCAAGGAACTGATGGGCTCCAGGCAGTTCGCGGAGGCCACCCAGCGCACCGGCATCAAGATTTCCGGGAAGGTCCAGATGGGCCGCTGGGACGGCCGCATCGTGTCGGAGTTGCTGCTCGGCGCCAAGGAGGCCGATGTCAGCGCCGGTACGGTCGTCGTTGTCGACAACGAGCCCGGCACCGTTCCGGTGGGAGGCGGCGAGGTAACGGTCACGAAGGGCGCTACGTTCGATATGGACATGGGCGTGCGCGACGTGGCAACCGCCGGGTTCTATCGCCGTGTCTCCGCCGCTCCCGCGGCCGGCGAATACACGGTGGATGAGGCCACTGGCGACTATACCTTTGCGGCGGCCGACGCTGGCAAGAAGGTGCAGATCAGCTACGCCTACATCGACCTGGCCAAGGGCTCGACCACCACGATCTCCAACCAGGAAATGGGGGAGTCGCCGACCTTCGAGCTGGTGACGTACGACTCGGGTCTGTTCATGCAGCTGTACGCCTGCACGTTCAGCAAGCTGAGCCTGTCGCGCAAGAACGAGGATTTCGTCATTCCGAACATGGAATGGTCGGCCGCGGCCGACGACGTGCGCGGTGTCGGCCGCCTGAGCGGAGCCTAAGCGATGCCGCAGATCACGATCGATGGCAAGAGCGTAGCTCTGGTCGAGCGTACGCCGGCGCTGCGGCCCGGTATCGAGGTGGTGGTGCAGGGCGTGGACCTGGTCATGCCAGCGCCGCTGTACGCGCTGCAGCTCCAGCACCTCGAGCAACAGGCGGCCCGCGCGAAAGGCGAGATGAGTCCGGGGGCAATCGCCCGGCTCGAGCTGGACGCGTTCGTCAGGACGTTGCGCCGGAACTACCCGGCTCTCCCGGATGCGTGGGTGGCGGAGTGGGACACCGCCGACATCTGGCGGTTGCGCGCCGCCTATGTCCAGGCCAGCCAGCCGCCGGCGGAGGAAACGTCGGGGGAGCCGGAGAGCCGCTGACCCGCGCGTGGTTCGATGAAACCGCCATCCACCTCTGCGCGAGCATTTCCGGCTGGACCATGGAATTTATCGAGCAGGAGCTGGATTGGCGGTTGCTTCGGGCGGCCAGCCGCTATCTCGCCAGAAACCCACCGGTGCATCTGCTGGTGAAGTGGTTCATGGGTATCAAGGGCGATGACCTTCCGGGTGCCACCACGCCGGCCGATGCGCCGGCCCGGAAGCAAAACTTTGTCGACGCGTTCCGCGCAGCGGGTGGGTCGATTCACTGAGACGAAACATGAGCGACGCAAACGTTATCGATTGGGCAATCCGGGCCAATGACTCCGGATTTTCCAGCGTCATGCGCGGCGTGGTTGACACGCTGACCGGCGTGAAGCGCGGCACCGATGCCGTGAAAACCGGGATGAACGATCTCGGCGCCTCCGCTTCGACCGCGGCCGGGCAGTGGGCGCGCCACCGGCGCGAACTCGAGGCGCTCTACACCTCCATGGGCGAGCTCCCGTCCAAAGAGGTGGTGGCCGAACTCGACAAGATCGAGGCCAAGTACAAGTCGCTCGCCTCGGCGGCCGAAGGGGGCAATGCCGCCGCGGCCGGCGCGATGCGCAACCTGCTCACCCAGGCGCGCGCCACCGTGACCAAGGACACGATGGCAGACCCGGAGTCCAAGCCGACCGCGCGCGAAAGCCTCACGGAGAAGACGGTCGGTGCCGCCACGAGCAGCCTCAAGACGGCGATCGCAGGGCTCGGCGCCGCCTTCACGGCGGCGGCGATTGCAACCCATGTGCGCGAGCAGATCGACTTGGCCGACAAGCTGGACGAGAGCGCGCAGAAGGCGGCGGTATCGGCGCAGTCGCTGTCTACGCTGGCCTATGCCGCCAAGTTCGGCTCTGTCGACATGGATGCGCTGACCGGCGCGCTCGGGAAGCTGTCGAAAGTCATGTTCGAGGCCGACACCGGCAGCAAGAAGGCCGCGGCGACCTTCACGGCGCTGGGCGTGAGCTTCAAGGATCAGGAAGGAAAGCTGCGAGCCAGCGACGCGGTGCTGATCGACCTCGCAGAGCGCTTCTCCAGCATGCCCGACAACGCGCAAAAGAGCGCGCTGGCCATGGAACTCTTTGGCAAGTCGGGCGCCGAGATGCTGCCTTTCCTGAATATGGGCGCGGAGGGTATCGAGAAGCTGCGCGAGGAAGCCCGCCGGATGGGTCTGGAGATCAGCGATGAGGCGGCCGCAGCTGCCGGCGATCTCAACGACAAGCTCGACAAGATGCATGCCAAGACCGAAGGCGTCTGGCGGCAATTCGCCATGAAGCTGATCCCCACGTTAAGCGCCGCGGCGGATGGCTTCGGCGAATCGGCGGGGGGCGGTGGGGTTCTCGACGCCGCGATGTCTGCCGTGGACGTGACCCTCAAGGGGCTGATCATCACCGGTGCCGCCGTGGGAGCAACTTTCAGGGACATCGGCACCGTCATCGGCGGGGTAGCAGCTGCTGTCATGTCGGCGGCCAGTGGCGACTTCCAAGGGGCGCGGAACATCCTCGGGATGATGGGCGACGATATCCAGAAGAACGGGAAAGCCTTCGAGGACTATGCGAAAAAGGTCTGGAACGGCCAGACCGACAAGTCGGACGGGCCCAAGTCCACCAAGCCGGTGGACGTGTCGGCCATCCGCGACGCCAACGCGCCGGCGGCCAAGTCGCGGGTGTCCGAATGGGACAACGAGCTGGACCGCATGAAGCTGGCGCACCAAAAGATGACCTCGGAAGAGGGCACCTTCATCGAATTCAGCCGCGAGCGCGAGCGCGACTTCTGGAAAGCCAAGCTGGACATGACCTCGATGTCCAGCGACGAACGCTACGCGGTCGAGAAGAAATACCTGGCGTCGGTGCAAAGCATCAACAGCGAGGCGTTTAACGCACAAATTGCGGCCCAGAAGAACCAGATGGCCGAGATGGAAAAGAACTACGTTGCGCAGCTGGCGGTGGCCCAGGACATTGCCGCACGCATGCAACAGGCGTACGGCGTGGACTCGAAGCAATACGCCGATGCACAGCGAGCGGTCATCACGGTGCAGCGCCAGGCGGACGACCAGCGACGCCAGATCGCGGACCTGGCACTGGCCGAGCAGCGAAGCGCGTCCACGCAAAGCATTGAACTGGAGCGCCAGCAAAACGATCTGTCGCTCAATCTTGGGCTGATCAACCGGCGCCAGTATCTGGCCATGGAACTGGACTTCCAGAGCCAGCTGCAGGAGATCCGGCGGCAGGCGTTGCTGCGCAAGCAGGAGACCACCGACCCGGAAAAGGACCCGGTGGCCTACCAGCAGATCCTCAACCAGCTGCTAGAGCAGGAGCGCACCTTCGCGCTGGCCAAGCAAAAACTGACGGCCGACCTCAAGGTGGAATCCGCCGCGCCTGGCTCGGGCGTCTTCTCGACGCTGGAAAGCTCGTTCTCCAGCGCCGCGGACGGCATGCTCAATCGGGCGCAGAGCTGGCGCTCGAGCATGGCCGGCATCTTTACCAGTGTCGGCACCGCGTTTGTCCAGGAGATGGCCGTCAAGCCGCTGGCCGCATACGTGGCCTCGATGGCAAAACGTCTGTTTCTGACCTCGAGCACGGCGACCACAGAGACAGGTATCGAGACGGCCGCGGCCGGCGCCAAGATGGCCGCGTCGTCGTCTGCGTCCACCGTGGCGGTGGCTAACAACGCCGTGGTGGCCGGCTCTGGCGCCGCGGCGTCGCAGGCCTCCATCCCATATGTGGGTCCGGCGCTGGCGGCAGTGGCCATGGCCGCGATGCTGGCCACGGTGATGGGCATGAGCAGCTCGATCAAGTCGGCGCGTGGCGGCTACGACATCCCGGCCGGCATCAACCCGATGACGCAACTGCACGAAGAGGAAATGGTCCTGCCTGCTCGCTATGCAAACGTCATTCGGGGCCTGGCCAGCGCGGGCGACCCGCAGCCGGCAGGGCAGGGGTTCGTCTACGCGCCGCAGATCACCGCCATGGACGGCAAGAGCGTGCGCCGGGTGCTTAACGAGCACTCGCAGGTTCTGGTCGACATCATGAAATCCCAACAGAGGCAAATGAGCCGTGGGTAACGCAATTTTCCCGAGCCTGCCCGGCCTGAAGGCCGAGCGCGGGCGGCTGGTGCGATTCAAGACCGAGATCCTCACCGCCAACAGCGGAAAGGAATTCCGCGCCGGCCGGATGGCCAATCCCATTTACGAGTTCTCCCTGCCGCATGAATTCCTGCGGGAGACCGGTGGCAGGACGGAGCTGCGCACGCTCGAGGGCTTCTTCCTCGCGCGGCGCGGCGCCCTGGACAGCTTCCTCTACACCTGTCCGCATGACTGCGAGACGGTCGAGGAAACCTTCGGGGTGGGGGATGGCCAGCGCAACGCGTTCCAGCTGATGCGCTCCTATGGCGAGTTCATCGAGCCGGTGCAGAACATTTCCGAGATCCGCAGCATCCGTCGCGGTGGCCAGCTGCTCAACCTCGGCACCGACTACACCGTCAGCGCCACCGGGATGGTGGTGTTCAACACGGTGGTGCCGGCAGGCGCAGAGCTGCGTTGGAGCGGCCTGTTTTTCTTCCGCTGCCGGTTCAAGCAGGACGATGCGACGTTCGATCGCTTCGCCCTGAACCTCTACAAGGCCAGCCGCGTGGAGTTCATTGGAACATTGGGAGTGAAGATATGAGGGCAGCAACACAGGCGCTCATGGACCTTTTGTCGGGCAACACCGTACTTCGCTGCAACCTGTTCACGTTGCGCCTGAAAACCGGCCACGAGTTCCGTTACACCGACGCGGATCTCGCCATCGTCTGGGGCGGCAACACCTACCAGCATGATGGGCCGGAGTTCAGTGGCGCCCGCATGCGCCAGGTGCGCGGCTTCGAGGTCGATACGCAGAGCCTGCGCGTGTACGTGAAGCCCGAGCACCAGCTGCTGGGCGTGCCATGGCTGACGGCCGTGCGCTCCGGCGCGCTGGATGGTGCGGAAGTCGTCATCCACAAGGCTTTCATGCGGCAGTGGACCGATGCGCCGCAGACCCTCGAATGGTTCCGCGGCGAGGTCACTGAGTCCGGGCATACGGATCAGACGGTCACGCTCAAGGTGGAGAGCGACGCAAGCAAGTTCGATCAGTCGCTGCCCCGCAACCTGTTCAGTCCAGGCTGCGTGCACGATCTTTTCAGCAGCGGCTGCGGGCTGTCGCGTGCCGCGTACCAGGTGACCGGCGCCGTCAACGCGGCCAGCACGCTGGGGCGCCTCTTCACCACGCTCGGGCAGGCCAACGGGTGGTTTTCGTACGGCTACCTGATCTTCACTAGCGGCGCGAATGCCGGCGTGAGCCGGTCCATCCGAACCTATACCCAGGCGGGCGGGATGCTGGAGTTGTCGGCGCCGCTGGCCTTCTCACCCGCGCTCGGGGATGCCTTTGTGATCTACCCAGGCTGCGACAAGGCGAAAACGACATGCGAAAGCGCAAAGTTCAACAATCTCGTGCATTTCAAGGCGATGCCGTTCGTGCCAAAGCCGGAGACGGTGGTGTAGCGCAAAAGCGCGCCGCCATCGTTGCCGAGGCCCTCAGCTGGCTGAAGACGCCGTATCACCACCAGGGGCGCGTCAAGGGAGCCGGCGTGGACTGCGCCATGTTGCTGGCGGAGGTCTACGGCGCGGTGGGGTTGATACCTCTCCTGGACCCCAAGCCGTACCCGGCCGACTGGCACATGCACCGCGACGTTGAGCGATACCTGCAGCAGGTGCTTGAGTACGCGGTACCGACCGGCACACCGCTGCCGGGCGACGTGGTCCTGTATCGCTTCGGCCGCTGCGTCAGCCACGGCGCGATCGTCATCGAATGGCCGATGGTGATTCACGCGTTCATGCGCGAGGGTGCTGTCGTATTGTCCGATGCGTCGCGCCAGGCTGATCTGATCCAATCGGGCCGCTTCGCCGGCGCCTACACACTTTTCCGATAGAGCTATGGCATTCCTCTTTGGCGCGCCCAAGGTCACCAATAACGCTCCGGTCATCAGCTCCATGCGTGTGCAGACCAGCTGCTACGGCAGGCCGGTGCCGCTGGTCTACGGGCGCACGCGGGTGGCGCCTAACGTCATCTGGTACAACGACTTCCAGTCGCATCCGCACACGTCCAGCGCGGCCGGCGGGAAGGGCGGCGGCGGCTCGCAGAGCACGACCGAGTACACCTACACCGCCGCACTGATCATGGCGATGTGCGAGGGGCAGATCATCGACGTGCCGCGCGTGTGGCGCGGAAAGGAAATCCTGAACCCGGCGACGCTCGGGCTCGATGTCTACGGCGGCACGGCCGACCAGCCGGTGTTCCCGCCGGTGGCCAGCAAGTATCCCGCCGAGGCGCTCAACTATCCGGGTATCGCGTTCCTGGCGTCTGGCGCCTACGACCTCGGCTCCAGCGCGACGCTGGAGAATCACAACGCGGAGGTGCAGAGCGAGTTCCGGATCTCCGAAGCGATTCCCGACGCCGATCCAAGCCAGGTGCTGGTCGACCTGGTCACCAGCCCCGTCCGCGGCCTTGGGTTCTCGGCGGACAGCCTGGGCGACCTTGGGCCGTTCTGGGCATTCTGCCGCGCCAACGGGCTGTGGATTTCCCCGGCCTACACCGATCAGCAGCCGGCGCGCGACATGATTAAGCGGCTGGTGGAGATCGGCTTCTCGGACGTCCTGTACAGCGAGAACAAGCTCAAGATCATCCCGTACTCGGACGTCGCCGCGACCGACTACGGCGCCAACTACGTGCCGTCGCGCAATCCAACGTACGAGCTGACGGCCGACGACTTCATTACGGAAGGCGCAGATCCGCCGATTGATGTGTCGCGCAAGTCGCTTGGGGAGGCTTACAACCACGTCCAGGTGAAGTACTACGACCGGGCGAACGACTACAACGAGCAGGTGGCCGAAGCCAAGGACGCGGCCGACATCGACCTGCACGGGCTGCGTTCCATGCCGGTGGTCGAGGCGAAGGAAATTTGCGACGGCCGCGTGGCCGCCAAGCTGGCCGATTTCCACCTGCGCCGCTCGCTCAACGTCCGCAATACCTATAGGTTCACGCTGGGCTGGAAACACGTCCTGCTGGAGCCTACCGACATTGTTCTGTTGACCCATCCGGCGGAGGGCTTCGCCTCGGACCCGGTGATGATCACCAAGATCGAGGAGGACGAAGAGTCGGGCGAGCTGCAGATCGAGGCCGAAGACTATCCGATGGGCACCACCAAGGTGGCCTTGATCCCTGCGCCGGTATCGGACGGCTACACCACAGACTTCAGCGCGGCGCCCGGCAACGCGAATGTGCCGGTGATGTTCGAGCCGCCTTTCGCACTGACCGACAACCGGCCGGAGCTGTGGCTGGCCACCGCCGGCGGCCCGCAGTGGGGCGGGGCGCAGGTGTGGGTCTCGCTGGACAACGCCAGCTATCGCCAGGTGGGTCAGATCGGCAACCCCTCGCGGTACGGGTCGCTGTCGGCCACGCTGCCCGCCGGCGCCGCGATCGATACGGCGCACCTGCTGTCCGTCGATATGTCGGCCTCGCGCGGCGTGCTGCGTGGAGGCACCGAGGATGACGCGCGGTCGCTCACAACGATCTGCTACGTCGACGGCGAGTACATCGCCTACGCGGATGCAACCCTCACGGGGGTGAATACCTACAACCTCGGCTACCTGGTGCGCGGCAACTACGGGTCCGACAACCTGCAGCACGCGGCGGGCCGGCCGTTCGTGCGTCTCGACGGAGGCCTGTTCCGATACGGCTATCCCAAGGAATGGCTGGGCAAGGCCGTGTGGGTCAAGCTGGTCAGCTACAACCGGTACGGCGCGGCGCTACAGAGCCTGGCCGAAGTGCCGGCCTACCAAACCACGCTCGAGGGCGCACCGCTGCCGGCCGTATCGGGGCTGCGCTTCGAGCAACCGTGGACTGGCCGCGACGCGAAGATCGTATGGGAGCCGCTCGATGGGGCCGTGGACTATGAGGTCCAGGTGCTGGCCGGCGACCCGGTGAACGTGGTGGGGTCGGTGTCTGGCCTGGGTAGCACGCAGTATGCGTACGGCGCTGGCGACATGGCGTCCGCCGGCGGGCCGTGGCGCTCGCTGGTGCTGAAGGTGCGCGGCCGGTCAGTGACGGGCAAGCGTGGCCCGTGGGCGCAGCTGCTGGCGTTCAACCCGCAGGTGGCGGCCCTCACGGGCATCGAGATCACGGGCGGCTTCAAGCAGGCGTTTTTCAAGTGCCAGACGCCGGCGGAGGGTGACTTCGCCGGCATCCGCGTCTGGGTCAGCGATACGGCAGGCACGCCGCCCTCGGACGCCACGCTGGTGTATGACGGGCCCGGCACGCTGGCGCCGATATCGCAGCTCTCGGACGGCACGCCGCTGCAGTCGGCGCGGCAGTACTACCTGCGCGCGGCCGGTTACGATGATTTCGGCAAGGATGCGCTGAACGTGTCGAGCGAGCTGGCGTTCTCGATCATCGGCATGATTTCGGAAACCGAGATCCTGCCGGGCTCGATCAAGACGCCGTCGCTGGCGGCCAACGTGGTCACGGCCGAGAAAATCGATTTCGACTCGATGATCGGCCGCCTGGCGCAGTTCCAGTTCGTCGAGGCTACGATGCTCAAAGCGGGCTCCGTTACGGCTGATGCGCTGTCGGTGGGCTCGTCGGCCAACATGCTGACCGATCCCGGCTTCGAGGCCGATGCCTATGGCTGGACCTTCAGCTCGCCCGTGGCGACCACCAGTGCAGGCTACGGCGCGCCAGGGACGTCCAGCTGGTATCTCGCCAACACCTCCAACAAAACGCTATACGTGTCGCATGGCGTGGGCGGGAGCCCGGACGCCAACGCGGCCACCTTGACGCAGGACATCGCGATCGAGGCGTCGCGCACCTACATGGCATCGGCCTACATCGGCGCCCATCGGTGCGCCGCTGGGGTGTGGATCGACTACTTCGACGCGGTCGGCAACCTGCTGGCGGGCGTGAACACGCTTGGGGATGCCATCAACAACGAGTTGGCCGCCGGCGGCAGCTTCCTGGCTAACTACAAGCGCGTCTGGTGGCGGTCGAGGGCGCCGGCCAACGCGGTGCGGGCCCGCTTCACGCTGCTCAAGCGCGGCACGAAGGCTGGCCAGCCGGATTCGTACATGTTCGCGGTGCGGCCTTACTTCGGCGAGGTGCTGCCGAACCAGACCGACGTGCCGCCGTGGGACGCGGCGGGCGCAACCATCATCGGGCCGGGCAGCATCAAGACCGGCACCCTGTCGGCGATTTCCGCCGACTTGGGCTCGGTGACGGCGGGGTCGCTGAATATCGCCAACCGATTCATCGTGGACCGCAATGGCAACCTCCTGGTTCGCAATACAACAGGGGGCAACCAATTCCAGTTGGATAACAACGGATTCCGAAGCTATGACGCCAACGGCCAGCTGCGGATGCGCGGAGGATTCTGGTAATGCCAGTGGGATTTCAAGTATTCGATGCGGCGGGGAACCTCAAGCTGTCATTGGGGGACCGCATCGCCCGCTTCACCGGGGCGGTGGTGACTGGCGGCGCAGACGGCGCGGTGGCGGTGGCCGGGGCCGATACCGGGGAGCCGTTCTTCAGTCTCACAGCACTGGAGAACCCGCTGGGGTTCTTTTCGCCGCCTAAAGTAACCATCAACGGCAATGTCATCTCCTGGGTCTACCTGCCAACGCCGGCCAACCCGCAGAGGATCAATTGCCTGCTGCGCTATGGAGTCCGCTAGATGCCTGCTGGATTCGCTGTCTACAACGACTGGGGGACGGTTCAGATCGACGAGAACTGGCCCGCCATGTCGCATCGGTTGAAGTTGGTGGCGAACATCACCACGCCGGCCGGTGACAGTGGCTACTACACCGATCTACGCTTTACCGCGGCGGCGCCCATGGTCTTCTGGAAGTCTGGCGCGCCCATCTACGTGATCTCCTCGGTGAGCAACGGGGACGGCACCTGGACGTACCGCCTGAAATCGTGGAGTGCCACGACGGCAACCGTCTACATCTTCGACACTCCGCAATGGTTTCCGCAGTCGAGCGGGCTGGAAGTGTTCAACGCGAGCGGCGTCAAGGTCTTTGGGGACCAGCTGTCGCCCCTGAAGCTCGCCGCTGTCGTGCCGGTGTCCGGCGTCCCGATGACCTGGAACGGGCTGGCTCCCGGCACCTACGCCATTTGCACCAGCGATCCGGGATTCACCTGCGAGACGTACTTCGCCGACATCCAACGCACACAGTCCCTGTCAGTGGGCGCTCGAGATCTCTCTCAGGGCTTCACGCTCGACTGGGTGGTATCGCAGAGCGGGTTCCCATTCGAAGTCAACAACCCGCCGCAATTCCCGCCTCAGTTCGTGTTGATCGCGGATGTGGCCGGGCTCTGAGGCCCGATACAACTAACCCGAAGCCCCGCTCGAGCGGGGCTTTCTCTTTGGAGTTACCGAAATGGCATTGAACAAAGAAATCGAGATCGCGGCCTATGGTGTGGTGGCCAGCCACCACGTGGTGGCTGGCTATGGCGTGGATCTGCGCTTGGTCCAGTGCGTGGTCAGCGTTGAGTGCTACGCCAGCGTCGAGGCCTGCTTGGCCGGCAAGAATCCTCTCGCGCGTGAGAGCATCACGATCAACGAACGGCCGCCGGCGGATGCACCAACGCTCGCGTGGGTCGAAGACAAGCTCTGTGAGGCCGAGACAGCGCCGTCGACGGTGGTGGGAGAAATCCAGCCGGGCATGGCGATGCCCCAGATGTTCGTGTCTCCCAATCGCTGGCTGTTCTCGGGCGCCGTGCGGGTGTAAGCGACGCATGCAAAGCGTTCCGTACGACATCACGATCCAGCAAGGCGTGGACTGGGAGCTGAGTTTCCGATGGCTGACCACGGATGGCGTGGTCGACCTGGCCGGCTACGGCGCCCAGATGCAGGTGCGGTCCGATGCGTCGAGCGAAGCGGTCCTCTTGGATCTGGCCACGGGCGGGAAGGGCATTGTCATCAATGAGCAGACCGGACGCGTCACCGTGTCGATCACCCCGGCCAAGCTCAATGCCATCCGCTATCCAGGGGCGCGCGACAAGATCTGGGCGGCGCGCCAGCAGCTGGTGCATCTGGGCGACTATGACTTGCACCTCATTTCAGAACAAGGCACCCGCACCCGAATGATCGGCGGACGGGTGTATCTCTCTCCGGGGGTTACACGATGAGCGGACAGTCGCTCGAAATCATCGAGCAGGGCCAGGTGACGGTGGTGGAGATCGGCCTGCCTGGCGTGCCCGGCACGAAAGGGGCACCTGGCACCAGCTGGATCGACGGCTATGGCGAGCCGCTCCCAGCCCAAGGTCTGGAGCGTGATCACTATCTCGATCACGCAAGCGGAGACGTCTGGGCGAAGGGGCCAGCCGGCTGGGCGAAGACCGGTGGAAACTTGACCGGCCCACGTGGGCTGCAGGGGCTGCAAGGCATAAAGGGCGACACGGGCGACATCACTCCGGAGTTGCAGGCGGCACGCGATGATGCTGTCGCTGCCTCAGCCAATGCCACGCAGAAGGCGGCCGAAGCCGTGGCAAGCGCTACGGCCGCCGGCAATGCAGCGACAGCTGCTCATCAGGATGCGCTGTCCACGGACGCCTGGAAGACGGTGGCGACAGAGGCCGCACAAAGCGCTTCCGGCAGTGCGGCCGCTGCGTCACAGTCGTCGCTTGGAGCTGCCGCGAGCGCCGCCTCGGCCGGCGACGCCGAGGCCGCCGCCGCTGGCTCCGCGACCGCGGCGGCGACATCCGCTAGCGCGGCGGGCGATTCCGCGGCGGCAGCCGCTGCAGCGGCTGCGGCGGCTGATGGCTCCCGAGCCAGCAGCGCGCAATCCGCAGCCCAGGCGCTGGCGAGTGCCACAGCGGCAGTGGAGTCTGAGGCAACAGTGGAAGACCTGGCCGCCGCTGCTGATGCCGCGAAGTCAGCGGCCGAAACGGCGCGCGACCAGGCTGGCGCTTCGGCGTCAGCTGCCGCTGCTTCCGCCACGGCCGCCAGCGCCTCGGCGACGGCCGCAGGTCAGGCGAAGACCGCAGCCGAAGCCGCTCGGGATCGGGCGGAGGCAGCGGCAGGGAACACCGCCAACCCCGTCTTTTCGACGGTGAAGGTAAAGCCCGCCGCTGGGGACGCCCCTATCGTTCTCGTCCCTTACGACGCCGCCAGCGGCGCCAAGTTGTCCAGCACCAAGCCGGACGGGGAAACGAAACGATGGGAGGTCGATCTCGCTGTTGGCGCAACCGACGACTTCCAGCTCAACCGCTTTAGCGACGCCGGGGCGGTGGTTGATGCGCCTCTGGCGGTCAAGCGCGCTACTGGAGAGGTGACGATAACCGGGGCTGTCACGGTAAAGGCCGTGGCGGGTGCGGCAACGAACAAGCTCTCTTTGGATCGTCCTGCCCTCGCCGGTCAAGATAACGTCATCCTGTCGTCTGTCGCCGGAAAGGCGCTTTGGTCCATCGTGATGGGCAACACGGCGGGCGGCGCCTATGCAATGTCCTTCGCGCGGTACAGCAGTGCTGATGGCTCGTACGTTGACACGCCGATCACCATCAACAACACCAACGGGGTGGTGGTTATCCCGAAGCTCGCGGTGGGGGCAAATAGCGGCGATGTTGGCTCCGCGTGGGAGTACTACTCGTGCCCCATGGATGTGACGGCGGGCTCCCTGAGTACTTGGGCGGCCACGCTGTACTACAAGATCATGGGCAAGGTGGCGTTTCTGACGCTGGAGATTTACATCGGCTCGGGGAATCCAACTGGCGCGTACCGGGTGTACCTGCCCTTTAATGCGGCCTACAACCAGACCCTGAGTGGTCGAGAAAACTCCCTCAACGGGAGGCAACTTCAGGCGTGGATTGCGGCAAACGGGAACGTCCTCACAATCTTCGACTACGCCAACAGCAACCCAGGCGGAGTAGGCGCCCGCCTGCTTCTGACAGGTTCGATCTCCATCCTATGACTGCTGATACCCCTCCCCAGCTCACGCCACAAAAATACCTGATCCTCGCGGACGCGGTAATTTTCCTGGACACCAATGAGGTGGTTCCCAAGGATATCTCGGACCCTCGGTATGCCGCTTACCTTGACGATGCCTTTCCTTCGCCGCAGGTCTCGACGGTGGTGTCGGTGTTCCAGCAGATCATGGATACCCAGGCCCGCCAGCTCGGCTACGACGACATCAGGACGGCTGTGACCTACGCAGACGAGCCTGTGGTGCCCCGCTTCCAGGCGGAGGGCATAGCGTTCCGCAAGTGGCGGTCTCAAGTCTGGGGCCTCGCGTACATGCACCTGGATCAGCTCACGTCGGCAGGCGTGCCCGTACCTAAGTTTTCCGAATTGCTGCCGCTGATCCCGAGCCTCGAGCTGGATGCGGCAGCAGAAGACCAGGGGGCGCCGACGGCGCCCGATCCATAGGAGGTGCCGCCCGTGTAGACCGAAAAGGAAACAAGCATCGAGATCCGCCGACAGGCGGTTTTTTTTCGCCCGCTTCATGCGGGCATTTTTCATTGGGGTCATGGATAAAACAACCTTTCAGAAGGCGGCGGGCATCAGCTCGGCGTTGGCCGACCGTTGGTGGCCACACGTTGACGCCGCGCTATTCGAGTTCGGCATCCTGCTTCCCCACCGGGTGGCGGCCTGGATTTCCCAGGTCGGCCATGAATCGAAGGGCTTCTCCTCACTGGCGGAGTCCTTCGATTACTCGGTGGAGGGGCTGGTGCAGACCTTCGATCGCCTGCCGCGAGATCTCGCCGCCAAGCTCGGCCGCCAGCAGGGCGAGCGCATGGTCCCGATCGAGCGCCAGGAACGCATCGCCAGCATCGTCTACGCGGGCCGGTACGGCAACGGATCAGCGGCCACGGGGGACGGCTGGCGATATCGCGGGCGCGGTCTCAAGCAGATCACGTTTCCGGACAACTACGGGCCGTGCGGGCATGCCCTTGGTGTGGATCTGTTGGCCAATCCGGATCTGCTGGCAACGGATGACCGGCTGGCGGCGCGCTCGGCGGCCTGGTTCTGGTTCGACAAGAGCTGCAACCAGCTGGCGGACGCCGGCGACCAGCGCGCGCTCACGAGGCGCATCAATGGTGGCCTGAATGGTCTAGAAGACCGCATGCAGCGCTACGTACGCGCGCGGCAATACATCAACGGGTAAAGGGGCGAAATGCAAGAGCACGAACGAAATCTGTACATGCTGGCCATCCTGGGGGCGATGGTCGGGCTGGGGAAGCTGCTGGCCAGCGATGAGCACATCACCGTGCGCCTGGTGCTGGCCAGGGCCATGATGGGCTCGGCCACCTCCATGGTGGCCGGCGTGGCGCTAATCCAGTTCCCCGACCTCAATCCGGTGGCGCTGCTGGGGCTGGGCAGCGCCCTCGGCATTGTTGGGGCGCAGGCGCTGGAGGCCTACTTCAAGCGTCGAATGCGGGAAGGCGAGCGCCGGAATGGCAAAGGTGCTTGAGATCCTCGCCGCATGGAAGGGCCGCCTGGTGGCGGCCTTTTTCATTGCGATGGCCGGCGCCCTGGCCGGTGGGGCCTTCGCCTGGTGGGCGCAAGGCAATCGATATGAAGCCCAACTTCAGCGGCTGCGGGCCGACAGTGCGGCGGCGGCCGCTGCTGCCTCGGCGCGGTACGGCCAGCTGGAGTCGCGGTACCGCAAGCTCGAAGGCGATGCCCGCGATGCGGTTGCGGCCGTTTGGGAGAAAGCTCAAAAGGAGAGAGAAATTGAAAGCGCTGCTGCAGCTGCCGCTCGTGCTGAGTATCTTGCTGGCACTCGCCGGCTGTCCCTCGCCGTCCGTTCCTGTTCGACTGGACCCGCCGGCTCGGCCGCAGATCCCGCCATTGCCGCCCCACCTGGTGAAGCGCGAGCCGAACTTGCGCCAGAGACTGGAGCAGCTCTCGATGCCATCGTCCGCGATGGCGATCAAGGCATCCGCGACGCCAACGCCTGTATCGACCTCTACAACGGGGTCCGAGGCGCGTTGAACGCCGGCGATCAGTAAAGACAGGGCGGCCACCGCCGGCGCGCGAACGCCGATGGTGGCCACCGAATCACTGATGCACCAGTGAGCCCAGCCAAGGCCCTGCCGCCATCCATGGAGGCGGGCGAATATTACCAAAAAGTAAGAAGGCTCACAGAATGGCAAATCCCATCATCCCGTGGATCGGCGGCAAGCGTCGCCTCGCGGATATCCTCCTGCCGCGGTTCCCTGCGCACAAGTGCTATGTGGAAGTATTCGCGGGCGGAGCGGCTCTCTTCTTCCTGCGGCCGCCGGCGGACGTGGAAGTCGTCAATGACATCAACGGCGAGCTGGTGAACCTCTACCGCGTGGTGCAGAACCACATGGAAGAGTTTGTGCGGCAGTTCAAATGGGCGCTCACCAGTCGAACCGTGTTCCAGTGGCTCAAGGACACGCGGCCGGAGACGCTAACGGATATTCAACGCGCGGCGCGGTTCTACTACCTACAGCAGAATTGCTTCGGCGGAAAGCTGGAAGGGCAGACCTTCGGGACGGCCACGACGACGCCCCCAGGGCTGAACCTGCTCCGCCTCGAGGAAAATCTGTCTGCCGCGCACCTGCGGCTGTCGAGCGCATTTGTCGAGAACCTCGATTGGGCGGATTGCATCGGCCGCTACGATCGACCGCACACTCTCTTCTACCTGGACCCGCCATATTGGGAGACGGAGGGCTATGGCGTTGACTTTCCCTTTGAGCAGTACGAGCGCATGGCCGAGATGATGGCTGGCATTCAGGGTAAGGCGATCATCAGCCTGAACGATCATCCGGAGATCCGCCGCGTGTTCGGGCGCTTCGAGATGGAAACGCTCGATATCAAATACACGGTCGGCGGCGGCGGAGCTGGGGCCCAGCGGAAGGAGGTCGTTATCTACAGCTGGGACCGTGGTCAGGAGCCGGCCGGGCTGTTCTGACCGCGATATAAGGGGCGGGGCTTCAGAACGAGGACGGAATGGTGGGTAGGCCTACCACCTTCTGGTCCTTGAGGACAAAGGTCACAGATTTATGGCTTCCGGTGAAGCCGTTTGCCTGGGAGTACACCCAGATCGTCTGATCCCCCCGCGTGGTGACCATATACGGCTCGCCCATGATCTTCTGTAGCTCCTCGGCCGTCATGCCTTCTTTGATGGCGCGCGCCTGGTTCCAGTTAAAAGCGGTCCCGGCGCAGGCAGTCAGGGCAACTGCGGCGAGCAATGCGGCAAAGGTGTGTCTCATGACCCGGTAACAGAGTTGTTTGGCACGGAACGATACACATTTTGTGGCCCTTCCCGCCAGCCCCAACGAAAAAAAGCCGGCGCGAGGCCGGCTGTCAATGGAACGTAGCGCTGCGGTCAGTCGATGACGTCGAGCTGGCCGGGGGTAATGCCCAGCGCGGCGGCGATCTTCTCGCGGGTGGCCTGGCGCATCTTCCCCTCGCTGTTCTCCAGCTGGGCGTACGACGGCTGGCTGATGCCCATGCGCTCGGCCACTTCCTTCTGGGTCAGTTTCAGGTGCTCGCGCCAGGCGCGGGCCGGGCTAAGGCCGTCCACCATGAGGCGGCGCGCGACCTCGTGCGGCACCAGGTCGCGGTCCTCGGCGCGCTGCGCCACGTAGTCAGCGTACGGGATGACGACGAAAGCGGGATGGCCCTGCGCGTCGTTGATGATCTGAATGTGTTGCGGTGTGTCCATTGTGTGCCTCTGTTCGTTGAGGTGAATTCGGTTGGGGCCGGTTTCCAGCCGGCCCCTTCGGTTAGTAGGTGTTTCCGTTTCGGACCTTCACCTCTTGCACTTCAATCACCCTGATCCCGCCATCCCAGTCAAACAACACTCTGTAGTTTCCAACTCGGAGGCGGTAGCCGTATTCGTGTCCGACTAGCGCTTTGACGTTCCTTGTATTCGGCATCTCCTTGAGTTCGTCTACTGCCGTGAAGATCTTTGTTTGAGTCTGCCGGTCTAGCCGACTCGCCTGTTTCAGGGCTTTTTTCGCCCAGTGGATCGCGTTGTCCATGAGCAGAATTATAGGACAAATATAGGAAACAGGCAAGCAGAAATAGGAAAAATTATAGGTCATCGGGGACCAAGTGGCACTTGCTGCCACCATGTGCCACTTCGGGGGACGTGGTGCCACATGGTGTCACCCGGTGCCAGTTGGTGGCACTTCGAACCGAAGTGTCCGCTTCGGACATGTCCGCACTACGGTCTATTTTCACAAATCGCCCGCAAACGGCGTGCCGTCGCCGTGTCCGCCGTCCTCACTATCCGCACCTGTCCGGGCGCGGACACTCGGTCTCAGGGCCGGACACTATCCGGCGCGGACATCATCGTTCGAATCGTTGGGGCGGAATGGCGCCGGGCCGCTTCACCTTGATCCAGTCGGGTGATCGGGCGCCGGACTGGTAAGTCGAGCCGGCGCGCTTGCCGACCACGCCCTCGAGCTGGAGCGGCCCGAGCGCCTGGCTGTAGAGCCATGCGCCATCGTCGATGGCCTGCACCCGCAGAAAATGGGCGGGCCGCTTGGCGAACAGTTTGGCCAGCGCGGCGCGGCGCTGCTCGATGGGCTCGGCGCGCAGATCCTGGCCGCCGGTGGCCAGCTGGTCGAAGGTGCAGTACGTCACGAGGTCGGCGCCGGCGTACCAGCGGCGCCGCCGCGCCCTAGCGTGGACGCGCTCGAAGTCGCTGCGGCCCAGCTCGTCCAGGACGCAGATCTCGCCGTCCAGGATCACGCCGGCCGGCAAGGTGGCCAGCGTGGCGACGATCTCTGGAAACCAGCCGGTGGCGTCGGCGCCATTGCGCGTGCGCAGCTGCGGCGCCGGCCCGGTGCTGGCCAGCATGCGATAGCCGTCGTACTTGATCTCCCACGTCCAGTCGGGCGCCGCCGGGATGGCGTGGCGCTCGATGAGCAGCATGGGCGAGAGCTGGGCCAGCGGCGGGGCGGGTGGCCGCTGGCGGGGCATGGCTTCAGCCGGGAACGTTGCGCGGATCGTTGCCGAAGGAATTGCGCTCGCGGATCTGTCCGTCACGGCCGTGGATCAGCAGCTCTACCTTGTCGCGCTGCGCGCGGCTGGTGCCGGCCTTGATCGCTTCCTCTTGCGTCGCGTGGGTGGTGCGCTGGCCGCCGCCGGCGGCTTCGACTGCCCAGCTGTCGCCGGCGGGCACTACGTGGATATTGGCGGCCATGGTCGTCTCCTGTGTCGGGTATGGCGCCAGTGTTCCGCGCGTGCGGCCGCCTCGGTATCGGCCCGCGTCCTACACTAGCGATATACTGTACGGATATACAGGTATCACGCCATGTCATCGGGATTTCGCTTGCCGGCGGAGACACCGCCCACCTACGCCATCGAGGATTTTCCCTGCTACCGCTGCTCGCGGCCGCGCCTGTACGTGGTGAACGAATACCCCTATGACCGGCTGAAGTTCGACTGTCCGGTCAGCCAGTACGCGCCATTCGTGGGGAATTGCCCGCAGTTTTCGCGAGAGCCGGGCGTGGACTGATCCAACCCCTAGCCCCCTTTACCCGCGAGCCTGACGGTTCGCTCGCGTGACCCCACAGCCGTGCAGCTGTATTCCCCCTTTACCCCCTATACGTTGTGCGCTCGGCGCTTGCACAATCGTTTTTCATAACATACTATCCATAACATAACGTAACGAAACAAGGATGGTTGTTATGGCACGGGAAGCAAACATCACGCAGGAACAGGTCAACGCCGCCGCCGATGCGCTGCGCGCGGCCGGCACCAAGCCCACGGTGCGCGCCGTACGCGAGCGCCTCGGCACCGGCTCCAACGCCACGGTGATGCGTCTGCTGGAAAACTGGAAAGCGGGGCAGGTCCGCGTGGCCGAGGCGCCCGTCACGCTGCCGGCGCCGCTGCAGCGCGCCCTGGTGGACTACCTCACGCAGGCCGTGGCCGAGCAGAAGCAGGAGCTGGGCGCCGAGCTGGCCGAGCAGAAGCAGCTCAATGCGGATCTGGGCATTGAGAACGAGCGCCAGGCCGACGACATCGAGGGGCTGCAGGCCCAGCTGGAGGCCATGCGTTCGGAGCGCGACGCGATGACGGGCCGCGTGGTGCAGCTCGATGCGGATCTGCGCCGGGTCACCGCCGAGGCCGAGCAGGAGCGCGTGGCGGCCGAGGGGGTGCGCACCGAGCTGGCCAAGGCGCAGCTGCGCCTCGAAGCGCTCCCGCGTCTGGAGGAGGATCTGGCCGCTGCGCGCGCCGATCTCGCGCGGGAGCGTGCCGGCCGGGCGGAAGACCATGACCGCGAGCGGTCGGCGCGTGCAGCGGCCGAGCAGGCGGCGGCGGTGGCGGTGGCCCGGCAGGAGGGGGAAGCCAAGGCGCGCGAGCGCCTGGAGGCAGATCTGGCGGCTGCGTCGGCGAGGGAGGCTGCGGTGGCCGACCAGGTGAAGGATCTGACCCATCGCCTCGCCGAGGAACGCATGGCCCACGTCAAGACCGGCCGGGATCTCAAGGTCGCCAACGAGCAGCTGCAGGGCTTGCGTCGCACGAAGCTGGCTGGCCGCAAGCCATTCAACGCGCCGCCGGCGGACAAATAATTTGCATTGCCGGCGGGCCGGCAAAATGAGCCGGTCAGCCCGTGAGGCTGTTGCCCCGCGCCCGCAGCACGGTGCCGGCAGCGTCCTGGTCGTCGTCAGCCGTCAACAGCACGACAGTCCCTGCAAAGGCCTGGATTACTTCTACGGCGCGCACCGGGCCGGTGTGATCGCCGCCCACCAGCACCTCGGCCGGCACCTTGCCAAAGCCATCGTAAGAGGCCTTTTGCAGCGCTGCGATTAACTGGTCGACGGTCAGTCCGACAGTTTCAAGAATCTTTGCCATTTGACATAAGGATCATTATGTGTCTTTTTGGGCACATGTGTCCCAAGTGGGACACTCTAGGCCCAGTCCTTCACGCGCTTTGGTACGCTGGTCAGCGACGGCTCCATGAATAGGCCGGCCGGCTTCGGTGCAGCCTTGGCCTGTGGGTAGACCGTCAGTACCTTCTTGAGCGCCGGCAGGAAGTTCTCTCGAAACTTCTTCACGGTCTTGTATTCGCTGCCGAATTGCTGATACAGCGCATCCCACGGTACCGTGGTCGGCCTGGTCAGGGAAAAGTTGCGATAGGTCATCCAGCAGTAAAGGTCGAGTGCCATTGGCGACGATCGGAGCGCACGCAGCGCTCGAAGGTCGACCGGCACAGGATTGGCCTTGGTTTCCTCGAAGAACTGCTCGCCCAGGACAATGTTTGACTGCCATAGCCCCGCCTGGCCGGGGTTGCTGGAGGACCACCAGAGGTTGGCGTTTTTCACCACGTCCAGCTTTTGCACGCGGAGATTCTCATCGACGGAGGCGCCGCCAATCTGCGCCGAGATATCGGCGAGAAACAATCGCATCATCTGGTCCCTAAGACGAGTTCGAGCGCCGTTTTTCCCGCCGCTGCGATGCTCGCCAATGCCCAGCTCGGCCATGAAGGCGGCAAGGCTATCGCCGAGGATGATGGTGCGCTCGTTCGTGCGAACGATTTCCGCCCCAATCCATGCGAGCATTAAGCGGGGGTAGGACCCGTAAGGGTAGCCAACGCGATCCCACTCCCCTGCCCTATTTTTGGCGTGCCCCTGTTTGATGATCAGGCTGGTTTCGCCGACTTTCCGCTCCCAGACCTCAAGGGACCGCAGCGGCTCCCGATACGGCAAGGTCGCCTGTACCAGGGTGCGGCCCATGTAGCCCGTCATGCCGGCCCGGAAAGCGTCCTCTGCTTCAATGGCGCGGGCTTCTTCCGAGAGGCGATTGTCGATGACAGGCGATACCGCATTGCGGGGCGTGTAGCTGCGCCTGCGCTTCGGTTTGGCGGGCGCCTCTGCAGGCGTCGGCGTCAACTCAAATGCGCCGAATTCCTTCTCGTCCATCGCTCGCGCCCTTCCCTTTTGGTATCGAACGGAAACATAGCATGCGTTGTGTACCCCCTTCGCATAAGTGGGGGCGCACTGTTTTGATGTTCAGGTTTGTCATCAGCTCGTCGAGCGCATCGCGAAATGTGGGCAACCGGAGGTTGTCCACTGTAGCGATGTGCCCTACTAGCAAAGCTAAAAGTAAACCTACTGCTAAAAGCAAAAACTAGATGCCGGATTTTTGTGTGTTTCGTCAATGGCTTAGGTGCAATCTCCGCCCCCACATATGCGCGAGCCGCCCCCACGCATGCGAAAAATCGCCCCCACATATGCGGCACTGTCGCCCCCACATATGCGCGGAGCCGCCCCCACATATGCGGGGAAAAGTGACGCTATCCACAGGCCTTGTCCACAGCCATGCGCCCCCACATATGCGAAAGTGTCCCACTTGGGACACCTCGTCAGGCGCCCTCTTCCAGCAGCTCGCGCAGGAATGTCTGGAGCCTTTCGGCCTTCTCCTGCGGCAGCGCTTTGTGCGAGACCTTGATGATCAGGTCGGTCGGAGTCCGGGCGATTGTGCCGATACGGGCTTTTCCCTGGGTCAGGATGATCGGCTTGGCTGCTTCGCTCTTGCTAGCCGGTTTCTCGGCCGGTTGCTGGAGGAATGCAACCGCCCTACCCTGCTCTAGCTTGCCGGCCTCGATCAGATCCAGGGCCTCATTCAGACGATCTGCCGAGGCGGGCGAATCTTTCAGTGCTTGAGCGATGTCGCTGGCCGCCCTTCTTCCGATCAGGTCTGGCGCCTTGCGCAGACGCTCAATCGCTGCTGGTGGCAGATCCCGGAATGCCAGGTAGCGATACAGCTCGGAGCGTGCGAGATTCAGGGCCTTGGCTAAGTGGCTGCGCTTGGGAAACTTCTCTTCCAGCTGGAGAATGCCTTCTGCTACCTCGAAGTCCGTCAGACCTTCGCGGTCGATGTTCTCGGACAGCGCCATGGCAGCGGCTTGGCCGTCGTCCGCATCAACTACGATAGCCTCGATGGTTGGCTTGTTCAGTAGGCGGTGCGCTCGGAGGCGTCGCTCGCCGGCGATCAGCTCGTAGTCGTCGCCGTGCGCGCGGACGGTGATGGGCTGCGTCAGGCCTATCTGTGCGATGGATTTTGCCAAGGCTTGGATGCCCTCTTCCGCGAACGTGATCCGGGGCTGGAAGCGATTTGGCATGATCCGGTCGAGGTGGATCTTCGTGTGTTGGCGCCCTACGTCGAACACCTCTTCGTAGTCAGCTTCACGGTGCTGCTGGATGTTGGCTGCGGCCTGCTGCGCTAGCAGTGCCGCCTTGACGCTCTTGCTCACGCTGCGCCCTCCTCTTCCAGGACATTGTCGGTCAGCTTCAGCTTGAGCGACTTGGCCAGTGCGGCAGCGAGCTGGCGGAACTGGCGCGCGGGCTTCGAGCTGCGATCGATGCCGTGGGCGCTGGTCTTCATGACCACTGCCTGGCGCACGGCGGTGCCCTGCGAAATCTTCTCAGGCAGTAGCTTGCCGAAAGTGTTCTCGGCCTGGCCGGCGAGCAGCTTGCAAATGGTCTGACGGTCGTCGTACTTGATGAGCAGCGCGCCGAGCATTTCCAGATTCGGGTTGATGCGGCGGATCTGCGCTACTTTTTTCAGCAGATCCTCGGCGCCATAGAGGCCATATTGATCGCCTGCTTCCACAGGCACGATGACGTGCGTGGCGGCTGCAAGCGCATTGCTCGCCAGCAGCTTCAGGCTCGGCGGGCAGTCGATCAGGATGACGTCGAACACGGAGTCAGCCGGCAGTAGCTTGCTGCGCAGCTCTTCGTTCGGTCGCGGCGAGAGGTCCTTAAGCTCGTCCTCGGCCTTGCCCAAGGCGAGGCTGCCGGAGATCAGGCAGACGCCCTCGATGGTGGTTTCTTCCTGTACGGCGGCGGCTAGGAGCGAGTGATCGCCGGTCAGCAGCTCGGCGGCCGAGACGTCGACCTGGGCGGGGTGGATCTTGCCGATGTGAAGGGAAGCGTTGGCTTGAGGGTCGAGATCCACGACCAGGACCCGATTGCCTTGGCGGGCGAACTCGCTGGCCAAGTTGATGGTGGAGGTCGTTTTGCCGCAGCCGCCTTTGTGATTGACGATGGCGATGACTTTCGCGTGTTTGAACTCGCTCATGTGTCCGTGTGCGTTGTTGTTAATGTTCGTGAACGATATACGGCGTTCGCGAGGATGACAAGGCACAAAACAAAAAAGTGTCCCAAGTGGGACACTCTTTTGGGTGGCGTTGCGAGCGCGCTACGGCGTACCTAGTGGGGGCCGGCTCGCCAAGTACTGAAGGGCAGGCCGATCAGGCAGTTGTAGCGCTGGCGGGCCTCTGTGTCGGAATCCAATTCTTTGCGTGATTGAATCCCGCAGGTTTCACGGACGACATTTGCGGCTCGCTGGGGCCCGGGCAGGGTTGCGTGTCGATCCCAGGTGCCTGCGTACTGATGCGACAGGAAGCGGTGGAACTCCGGATTGCTGCATAGGATGGCCGCCGTGCGTGCGAGGGTAGGGCGGGTCGTCCTCGTCGATCTCAGCTTCTCACTCATTCTTCGCGCCCTCCGATTCGGTGCGCGCCATGACCGCCTCATACGCTTCGTCGCCCCACGCCTCTTGAGCGTGGGTCGCGGGCCACGCTCCGCGCGTGCCTTTCGGGACGTGGTCGTAGAAGCAGGTATAGCCAGGGTCGCGCGATGGGCGAGTCTTCATCCAGATATGCTGGGGCACGCCGAGCGGCCAGTCATAGCCTTCCTCGCGCACCTTCGCCATGAAGTGGTGGATGTCGTGATGCCCTCGGGACATGAGGACGTAGACATCCTCTCCGATGTTTTCGACCTCGAGCGGGTACTTAGCCACGATCCGCCCCCTGTTGCCGCTCGCGTTGGAATGCTGGCTCATAAACCTTCTGAACGCTGACGCCGCCAATTTCGAAGTGGGTCGACCACTCCCACGCATCACCCTCACGCACCCATTGCTCTTGCATATCTTGCAGCGCGTCATCCAACGAATTCGTGCCGTCATCGTGGGTTTCATCGGCAGAACCGAGCCACTCTGCGATCAGGAAAGTCCGAACCCCATCCAGATCCGTGACCATGGCTGCTGCTGGCAAATCAGTCTCGCCCCACGCCTTGCACAGATAGAGGTTGCCGCCCGCATCCCTTTTGTCCGCCGCGCTCGCCGCGTCTGCCCGATCCTCGCCGCCATACGCTTCGTTGTGCAAATCCGTTATGCAGGCTTCAAGGCGCGATGCAAGCGCATCACCCGGTGCGTGGCACTCCGCAAAATGCTCCGCCCATTCGCGCGCTTCCATCAAATCGACAGCAGCTTGGACAACGGCGCGTATAGGATCGCTCGCCGCGTCTGCCGGGGTGGCGATCTTGTCCAGCGCATCAGAGATGGTGCAGCCAGGTTCGATCCCGTGCAGCTTGCACAGTTTCTTAAACAGGTAGCGGCTGGTGGGATGCGCGATAGTGTTCGCATCCACCACTGCCCCTATCGGGTGAACCGGGCACGGATGCCGCAGTGAGCCGTTCCCGGACGGGCAGGTGCATTCGGGCGGGGTGGCGGATTGCTGCGAAAGCACGAATTCACGCGCTTCGTGCTGGAAGTCCACCGTATGACCGTTGGCGTATCGAATCGCCGCGTCGTGCATAGCACTTGCTAGACCATCCATATCCGCTTGCGCAGCGGGTGCCGGGGCTGCATCGTCATAATCGCGGCCATCGATGCTGAAAGGCTCGGTCTGCGCTGGTGCGACATAGCCGCTATGCTTGTTCGCGTCGTAGTCGAGAATGTTCGGGCTCTCCGTCAACTCACCAAGCAAGTAGCGCACACGGTCAGCCTCATAACGAACACGGTCCGGATATTCCGACCGTTCAATAGTGATGCCGTCAGCCAAGTCCAGCACGTCATTCCCGTTGTCCCGGTACAGGATGACTGTGTAGTTGTGCTTGCCGTTGGATTCCGGCATCGGACCATAAAACACGCGCAGCTTCGGCGCTGGCGCGGCGGGCGCTTCGTCAATGATCGCCGCATAGATGTCTGCCATGTCCAACTTGCCAATCAAGTCATGGCCTACTTGCTGGTCGAATAGCGCCGATGAGATCGCCGATTGAATCTCCGGTGTGGATTGGACCGGCACTAACTTCCATCCCGCAGGCTCGCTCGCTGGTGCGGCGGGCGCGGCGAGTATGGCGCGGATTCGGCCAGCGACGCCATCCCACGATTTCTGATCCCGCTTTGCGACTTCGTGCGAGGCGTCGTCGGAGGTCCGAATCTTGCGAATGATCAACGCCTCGCAGATGCGCTTGTCATGATCCAGCACGGCTTGCAACACGCCGCGCACTTCATCCGCCTGCGCAGCGGGTCCCGGGGCTGGTGGTGCAGTCGCTTCCAGCGCCTTCATCGCTTCATAGAGGAGGAGGGATGCCGTGTTCTCTCCTGCGTACTTGCCAAGCCACTCGCGAATTCTCTGCGCGGCGTATGCGGGCGAGCCATAGCCTGTATTAGCTTTCCGTGTCGCGGTCATTGCTGTGCCTCCCGTGTCTCGATAGCGGCGGCACTGATCTCGTTGTAGGCGGCGATCTGCTTCGCGCATTGGGCTTCATCTGATTCCACCATATCGGTGTTTTCGATCTTGGCGACCCCGCAAGCAATGACTTCTCTCAGCGCATCGAGGCGGGACTTGTCCGGGGTGGCCGTCTCGGCGTGGGGCTGCGCTACTGCGGTTGCGACATCATCGGCGCCGAACACAAATGCGTACGCCTGCAGGGCGAGGATTGCGGCAAGCAATGGAAAGAACATGAGGTTGTCCGTTTTTGTGGTGGAGTGGTTATTCGGTGGTGGTGGCGTGGCGCGCCTTCGCTTCGGCGTAGTGCTGATCGCTGCAAAAGCCCTGCTTCATCCACAAAATGTGAGACGGGCGACCGCAGAAGCACTGAGGCATGGGCTCCGACTGATTGGCGTCGAACCAGGCCTGCGCCTCCTTTCCGTAGGGGGCGTTTTCGTCCGGGATGAACCCTGGGCCGCAGAGCGTGTTGTGAATCCACGCCATGGCATCCTCGGCGCCTTTGCCGTGCTGCCATTCGATCCAGGCGGCCTGCATGACAACGCAGTGGTCGTGGACGATGTTGGAGAGGGACTTGGCTAATTCCTCCCAGCGCGCAGCTGCAGCTGCAGCTGCGTCGGAGCTGCCCCGCAGGAAGGAGCGGCTGGCATGCTCGGACACTGTTGTGTTGAGCGCCTTGCGTGCGTGGAGCATCGCGCAGACGTTGGCCGCCTCTATGTAGTCGCCTTGGCACAAGGCCTCCGCGAGCATCTGTGAGAGGCGCTCGACGGAGAATTTGCGCACGTCGTCCCATTCGCGGCGTCGCTTCACGCGATCCGTGGCCATGCGCGCCTTCTGTGCGACGGAGAGCGCCTCGATGGCCAAGTCGTCGGCATTCGTGCGCGGGGGTGCGGTGCGTGGGCCTGGTGATGTGGCGGCCAGCAGCAGGCCGCGCTGGTTGGAGGGCAGGCGGGAGCCGATGCTGTTCATGGAGGCGGCCGGGGAGTGTTGTTTGGGCAGGCGTGGGCGTGTCATGTTTGACCCCAAGAGAAGTGTTATTGGGCGAGAAGCGAAGCGAGGCTCTTGCCTTCTGCAATGGCATTCGAAACCCAAGCAGGCCGTTTGCCGCGACCCGTCCAAGTGTTGCCCTTGTCGTCGCGATAGCGAACGTGGATCGATGCCGGGCGCTTCGTGGTAGGCGTGACCTTCTTTGCCTGGATCGCTTTGGGCTTCGGCGCTGCCTTGGTGGCGTGCGTGCGCGCTGCGGTCGGCTTCGTGGTTTTCTTTGGGCTGGTCGGGCCGCGGAGGATCTTCGGCAGCCAGCCCGTGCCGCCGAGCTTCACGGCGGCCGCTTTCGCGAGCTGGTCCTTCTTCATCGTGGCCAGCGACTCCGCGTCCTTCTTGCTCGTGGCCTCGACAACCGCCTCGACGGCCAGGGCCTTCGAAACGTGGTTTAGGTAGCTGGCAGGGGTGGCGGTCCACCACTGCGCCATGTCCAGCTCGACCGCCTCGGCAACAGCATCAGCAGCGTGCGGTAGCGCGGCAGTCTGTACGGCGCTCGTGCCCGTGGCGGTGCAAAGTGCGAGCAGCTGCAGGAGATCCTGCTGGGGGAGGGCAATGAGGTGCGGAAGCAGATCCTTCTCGGACTTGGGCAGGCCTGCCAGGATCTCGCCGCGTGCCTTCTGCAGCTTCTTCCACGCGTCGGTGTCCTTGAGGTCGTCGGCGATCGAGGGCAGGGGCTCCATCTTGTTCTCGACCTGCGCGTGCACAGCACTCCCCGCGCCGGCGTAGTGCTGCCCCTTGCGGAACAGCCGGCTGACAAGGCTGTGCACCAGCACCGCGAGGGCGATGTGCGGTTGCTCCACCAGGTGCAGCTGCAAGGCGGCCGTCCGGTGTGCCGTGAGTCGTCGCGCGAGGCTTTCGGACAGCGCCGGCTTCTTGGGCTTCGCTTCCTTGGCGGTGCCCGAGGCCGCCGAGGCGCCGCCAGGCGATGCGGCTTTTTGCACGAGGCCGCGAAAAATCTGCGGCGTGCCGCTGTCATCGACGGATACGATGGCGCCGGCCTTGGCCTTGTCGGCGTCCGCCCACGTGCGGAAAGACGTGTTGAGTGCCGTGATTTTCCCCTGGATGGCATCAAGCTGTTCGTCCTGCTCGGTCCAGGCCTCGCTGTCCTCGAGCCCGTTGCTCTCTAGGGCGTCCATGGCTGCGACGCATGCGTCGCGCTCGCGTTGCAGGGCGTCCAGCTCCTTCTTCTGGGCCTTGGTTGGCTGGTCATTGGCCGGCATCACGGAGCCGTATCGATACGTGTGATAGCTGCGGAACTCGTGATCCACTTCCACCCAGGACCAGCCTTCGCTGCGCACTTCGGATGCAATCGCCTCGAGCTTGGCGTCCGCGAGCTGCTGCAGCAGCGTCTGGTCGGAGAGATAGCCATTGCCGGCATCGCTGAAAAGGTCGCGCTCGACGCGGCCGCCGGCGGCCTCATAGGCCTCAATGCCGACGAGCTTTGCCAGGGAGCTACCGCGTACCTCTACCTCGCCTTTAGCGAGCAGGCGGCGCAGGCTTTCCGGCTTGCGCTGCCACGGGGTCGGGTTTTCTTTCCAGACCCGCTCCTGGGCCTTGTGGTCGTCCGTGATGGCCATCGCCATGAGCTGCTCGAGCGAGGCTTCGCCGGCGCGATAGATCTGGATCATCTTCGGCGATACGTTGGCCAGCTTCAGGCGGCGCAGCACCACGAGTGGGGTTACGCCGAATCGTGCGGCGACGTCCTCCACCTGGACGCCCTGGTCCACCATCTCTTTGAATGCTTCGAACTCGTCCGCCGGATGCATCGGCTCGCGCATGGTGTTCTCGGCCACGCTGTCTTCGAGTGCCGTGGCGTTGTCGCGTACCAGGCAGGGGGTGGGGTAGTCCTCGGCAAAGGCGCCGCGTTCCACGTTGATCTTGATAGCGCGCCACCGGCGGCCGCCGGCGTTCACTTCAAAGCGACCGGTTGCGGCGCCGTCGACCAGCTCCGGCGTCACCACCAAGTTTTGCAGGATGCCGGAGTGGAGAATCGACGCCGCCATCGCTTCGAGATGCGAGGGCTTTGTCTTGCGTGCGTTTCGCGGGGAGAGAAACAGGCTCGAGAAGGGAATAAGTTGGTGATGGCTAGTGGTCATGATGCGTTGTCTTTGGTTGTTATTGGTCAGGCGGTCAGGCGCGCGCGAATGTCTTGCAGCTCGTGGCGCAGCAAATCGATCTCGGCGTGTAGCGCGCCGATATGCTTCGCGCCCCGGCGAGCCTCGCGGCTGCGCAGATTGCGAGGCACTTCGCCTTTTGCTTCGGCGTAGCGCGTCAGCGCGTCGAGTTCGTCCAGGACGTCGGCGATCGTGGATTGGTAGCCGCGGATGGTGTCCTCGCGGTGCTGGGCGAGGCGGATTTGCTCCTGCACTTCGGTGTCGGTCATTGGTCGGACAAACAGCGCGTGGGGGCCTTCCTCGGTGTCGTAGATCTCCAGCAGGTTCCACCCATCGCCTTGAGGCGGCGTGGGTTCCCATGCGAGGCAGCTGGTGCCTTCATCGAAGACCTTCTCGACCAGTGCTTGGTCTGCGCAATCGGTCTCCATGGAAACGAAGGCGGCACGGAATCCGAGGCCTCGCAGAACAAGGTCGAGATCGGTTCCTTCTGGAAAGCTCGGAAGGGCAGGGTGGATGCAAAACCCGTCCGCATCGCGCGGGTTGGTCGGGCGCATCAGATCCTTCCGGATGCTGTCGAGGTCCACGGGGACTGGCTCCGATCGCGGAAAGTTCGCCTCCGCGTCGAGTTCAGTGCGGATGGCTTGGCCGTCAAACGGCAGACCGTTTGCCAGTTTGCTGGCGACGAAGCGCAGTGCGGCCGCGCTCTCGGGATGTGTGGTGCCGAGTGGCATGGTGCATGCCAGCAGGCGCGCTGCGATGGCTGTCTGGCGATCACGGCACAGGCGGTGTGCCTTGCGGCGGGCGCGCGCAATGGTGGCAACCGCGATGGCGGCGAGTGCGATGAAAACAAACAGGGAGGATAGGGAGGACATGGCGGCTCCAGGTGGTTACTTGTTGATGACGGAAATGCCCTGGGCGGTGGCCATTGCATTGGCTCGCTCCTGGGCGATGCGGAATGTGTCCAGCCGCATGAGGAGGATCGCCTCATCGATGGACGGGGCGGCGGAGTGGAGGGCGGCGACGTTGTCTGGTGTGACAAGCACGGTCCCGGTCGTCTTCCAGCGCTCGAAGATGTCGTCCAGGGCCTTTCTGAAGACCTCGAGCTGGGGCGCGAAGTCCGGGATGCGCTGGAGTGCCATTGCCCAGTCCACGACGCGGATCATCTTGGTCAGGTTGATATGCGCTGCGGCGCAGGGCTCGGTGATCAGGCAGTCGAGCGCCTCGTAGAAGTGCAGCTCGATCAGCCGGCGGCCCGCCGCGGCCATCGGGATGGCGGCGAGGCGGGGGCGATAAGGCTTCGCGCGGCGGCTCATGGCGCCACCACCGTCATGAGCGTGTCGAGTTCGTCGTACAGCGAGAACACCTTGGGCCCGACCACAAGCTCGCGGTCCACGTCCTGAAGAGGAACCAGTGGGTCCGGGCCGAGGTCAGGGGCATGGGCGTTGATCAGGTGTACGAGAAAACCTCCGCTGTCATGCACCAGGCCGGCGGCCTCGGGCGTTTCGACATCAGGGATCACGACGAGCGGCATTTGCCCGGCCGCAGCGTCGGGTTGCGAGAGCGCAGCATCTGCTCGAACGACGGCAAAGCCGTGGGTGTTGGCCAGGTAGTCGGCGGCCGCCGACTGGCCGGCGCCGGGGCGCCCGGTGAAACCGATCAGCATGGGATATCAGTCGATGTCGTTGGCTTGCCGGCGCTTGTAGTCGTCGGCAGGGCGGCGGGGGGTGGGGGTCTTGCGCTCGGCCTGCCGCTGCGACTTGATCGACGCAACGAGGGCAAGGCGCGTCCGCTTGTCACGGATGGCGTCTTCAGGCCGGCCGCTGCCCTTGATGCGCTTGAATTCAGCGATCAGAGCGGCATTGGAGAAGGGCCGCGGCCGGGCCATCAGACGTGGTAGGCCGTGGCCTGGAACTGAGCCTCGTGGTCCTTCATGGCGGCATAGGCATGCGCACCGATGACAATCACGATCACGGCTGCGGTGGTGGCCCATGTCCTGAAGCGGGTATTCCGGTTCATTGCTGTTCTCCTCGCGTCGCGCCGGCGGCACGAAACGGGCAGAAATTACCAGAAGGTAATATTTCAGGTCAATACCATTTGGTGATATTTGCGCGCGCGCCACGTCCTGGAGGGCTGCGCTCCATGATCAGACGGTAATCGGTCGCTCCCCGACCGAGGCCGAATTAGTGGTGTGAGGTGCCCCGCGGCCGCTCTCCGGCGGTCAGGTGCGAGGCGAAAATGGAGGGGCGCCAGCCCCGGTGCGTGCTTACAGTTCCAGCGTGGCTGTCACGATGATGCCGCAGATGCGGTCGTCTTTGTGCACGCGCAAGAATCGGTTCGGCCACTCAGGATTGAGCGCTTCCAGGAAGGGCTCGCCGTCGACCAAAACCAGCTTTTTGAACGTTGCCTCGTTGCCGTTGCGGCGAACGATGACGAACTTTCCAGGCTGTGCCTCGAGGTCCGGATTAACGAACAGCAGCATGCCTTCTGGGAACGACGGCGAGATCCCTGCGGGCGCCGTCATGGAATAGCCTTTGACCCTTAAAACGAAGCCACGAGGTCCCAGTTCCTTGTGGCAGTAGTGATACGCCTGCGCTGTTGCAGGTTCGAAGTTATCTGCGATTTCTGTCCACATCCCCGCTTGTACCCATGAAATCTCGGGGTAAGACCGCGGCCTCATGTCAGGCCCGGCTTCGAAGTTGTCCCCGGATGTCGGGAAATTGTAAGGGTCGGACTCGATGTGTGCCGCCCCCTGCGAAAGAGGGGCATCGTCCGCATCATGGGCACGATCGAGCCATCCCGCCGGTGTCTGGGTCAGCTCTTCTATTCGGCGGGCCTTCTTCTCACCAAAGCTTTTGCTGCCTCTGGTGAGGCCTGAGATCTCGCCCTGGTTCATGCCCGTCTGGCGCACGAACTCAGCCTGCGTGCCGTACTTCTGGGTGATCAGGAGTTGGAGGCGCTTGCGCCGGTTTTCAGCGATGGTCATAGCCTCGGATTATCCCAATCAATTACTTTTAGGTAAAACACCAAAGGGTATTGAGGAGGGATTACTTTATGGTAATATCCCGCCGCAATGGATGAGCTACTGGACTACCTCAACAGCCTGGACAAGGCGCAGCGGACAGCCTTCTGCATCGCGGTCGGGACCACGGAAGGCTACCTGCGTAAGTCGATCAGTTCGGGCGGACGCTTCAAAAGCGAGCTTTGCGTGCTGATCGAGCGCCACGCGGAGGGCAGGGTCACGCGCAAGGATCTACGTCCCGATTGGGCGCGGGCATGGCCGGAGCTGTACTACACGGAGCCGGGACTGTGGCGGATACCGCAGCCCGAGTGGGAACGGATTCGGGCCGCAACATAGCGGCATAGCGGGTGGCGTGGAAACGCGCTGCGCGACCTCGGGTGGCACTTCGCCGCCGCTCGAGGGGAGTCATGCGGCGAAGAAATTTCGGCTTGGGTTGAAACACAGATTTCTCCTAAGGTCCGCGGCGCACTCGTTGGTGTGCAGCGATTTGTAAGGCACTTTAGTCACCGGGGATGTAGAAGACATGCGAATCAATTCGCAACAGACTTTGATCGGCCTGCTGCGCGACACTGTCACCACCTGGCGCACGCGCATGGGGTGGAGTCGCGAGACCGTGGTGCAGGAGATTGTCGCCGCGCATGAGCAGCTGGGCGTCCAGGACCGGATCGGCATTCGATTTGATCCGCAGACGCGAGACCCATATGACCGCTGCAAGGTCAACGCCGATCGGGTATTCCGTTGGCTCGATGACGAGTCCAAGGATAACGCGCTCCTTCCCACGAACTTCATTCCTTCGCTGCTGGCCGCGCTGCCGGCCGATCTGCGGCTGCAGCTCGTCGAGGCGCTGCTGGCTCCGTTTGGCCTGGTGGTTCGCACATTGAACTCCGAAGCGGCCGGTGTGCTGCAGGTGCCGACGGCGTTGGCCAGCGTGCTGAAGGAGGACTCGGAATCGCACCTCGCGCTCACCGGGCTCATGCACAACGGATCGGCCGATGCCTTGCGACGGGCCTTCCGCGAAGTCAGCGAATCGGTGACCGCCAAGCAGGCAATCCTCCGCGACATCGAGGGCGCTCTCGCCGCCATCGAACCCACAACGGAAGCGCGAACAGCATGAGCCGAATCGATCTATTGCCGGGCCTCCCCACTCGGGCGCCCGTGGCTCACGCTCGCATGCCTGAGCTGCGCAAGCGCATGCCGTTGACCAAGCGCGAACTGGATTCCGTATTCAAACGGGTCATGGATCGGTTGCTCAAGCAGGGCAGTGCAGGGCCGTTCGCGGTCTTCGTCATTCGCCGCGGCCGCGGGCGCGTATTCCAGTTGATCGGCATCAAGTCGCCCGACCTCGAGGTGCAGATGCGCCGCAACCGTGTGTTGCAGCACTGGATCGGCACCTATGACGGCAAGGCCGACCCCAATGCCATCTGGGAAGACCTGTGCAGCTTCGATAAGCCCGCGAAGTGATTGCCGAGATCTCCTTCCAGCGCAACATGACCTGCTGCAAGGCGGGGCGTGTGTCGGTGGGACTCGATTGCAAGCCGGCGTATCAATGGTGTTGCGCCTGGCACCACATCGGCCTTCATGTGAAGCCCAAGGGCATGAAAGCGCTGCAAGCCTTCGCCGAGCATCTCCTCGGCTTTTGGCCGTTGCATGCTGTGCATTGGGTGTTCAACGCCGCCGGCGAAACCTCGGCGCTCGCCCTTGTATGCGTGCGCCATTTCATGGCGTTGTCGACTCAGGATGAGCGCAATGCGTACCAGGCTGAAGTGAGCACGTCGACGTCGCCTGAATTCCTTTCCTGTTTCCACGTTCTCTGTGAGGCCGCCTCGAGGCGGCCGTAAGGATCACCATGGACCTACCTATCCAATCGATCGAGGCGTTGCGCGCTGCTGGCCAGGAGGCGGCCAAGGCAGGGGGCAGCGTAGACGCGAGTCCATACCCACGCGATGGTGCGCATCATGCGTACTGGGTGGTGGGCTATTACTGGGCCGCGAAGAAGCTGGAAGACTTGGAGCCGGCGATGGTTGCGCTGGCCAGCTCGCGCGCGGATGCGCTGCCGAGCGGCGTCACGATCGCCATCAGCACGCCAGGTGGTGTGGACCTGCCTCGCCTCGTCCGAGGGGCGCGTGTCTACATGGGGGGGCGCTGATGCCAGCCTTCCGAATCAACGATGCTGAACTGGATGCGCTGCTGGGGGAGGGCGCGGACCTGTTCCAGCTCTACGTGGGCGCCTTGAGGCCGCGTATGGATTTCAAGACGGGGGTGGTGGGTCGCCGCGTTCGCATCTCCTACCAGGCGCTGAAGGAGTGGACGGAGCGCGCTGGTAGGTCTGGGGTGCGCTTCCTGGCCCACGACAAGAGCAAGCTGCAGCGCATGCTGGCGCGCCTCCAGCACCTCGGCCTGCTGCGCAAGATGGGCGGCCCGTATAGCCTCGTTTTTGCGTGTCCGCTCGCCGATACGGATAACTGCGACCAAAAACAGGCCAATACGAACTCGATACAGTTGCCGAAGCCCGCCAAACCAAGGCGCAGCAAGCCCTCAGGGAACTTATCCACATCAGCCCAAAACGCCGAGGCCGCCACGCATCAGGAGTCCGGTAAAACCTTAAAACCTCCACCCCCTACCCCCTCAGGCCTGCGGCCCGAGGAGGATGGTCATATCGACCCTCCCGCGCCTGCGGCGCAGGAGGCGGACAACCCCCAAAGCGACGAAACACCGATCGATTCGCACGGGCAGCGGCTCTCAGAGCAACGCCACGAGCATGGGAACGACGGTGGGGAGCAGCGGCCTACGGCCGGGCGATCAGATGAGGGGGCGAAGCCAGGGGTTTCGTGGGAAGCGCACCTCGACTGGCCGACCGGCATCAGTGACCGCCAGCGGGCCTACATCGCACGATCGACCAGCGGTCTATCGAAAACGCTCGCGCAGCGCATCCTGGACGAATGGCACGGCGCTACGCTCGCCGGCGTCGCAAAGAAGCCGTGGCCGTACTTCAACGGATTATTGCGGAATGCGAAAAAGCAGGGCGAGGCGTGGGAGACCATCTTTGCCCAGGAGATCGCCGAGAACCGCGCGGCTGCGAAGGAACGCCAAGCCCAGCATGAGGCGCGAGAGCGTGCCCACGCCGCGCGGATCGAAGCACAGGTGGTGGCCAGCGCCGGCGCGCCGGTGGGCCGGCCGCGCAAGCCAGGCGAGATCGTTGCATTCCAACGCCAACGCGCCGCCGAGGGGCTCGCCAAGAATGCGGGGCGTCGAGCATGACCGGGGCCAGCCAGAGCGCCGAGATCGCATTCGCCGAAGCTGTGGAGCAGCTGCAGATGCGGGCGGTGCGCCGCGACAGGTGGAGTTCGCGCGCCGTGTTCTGGACGGCGGTGCGGTTCGGCGTCGACCGCGTGCTCGCGTGCCCGTGGGAACAGGCGCGAGACCGCTGGCAACGTCTGTGGGACGTCGCGGTCCGTGAACACCTGCCGCCGATTCCGGGTATTCCGGAGGCGGAAAACATGCCGGAGACCGCCACGGTGGCGGAAAAGGGCATCGCCAGCCTACGCGCGATGGTCGCGCGGCCGAAAGGGAGAGACCGATGGTAGCGCCGCAATCGAGCAGCTGGGTGCACGACCGCCTGGTGTCGTGGGCGGAATGGTTGCGCAAGGACCCAACCGGCCGGGGGTACGGCCAGAGTTCGTTGACGTTGGATGAGTATCGGACGTTGCCAGTGCGCGCCTTTGTGCCGACCTTCGAGCACGAGTGTGAGCAGGTGCAGCGTGCCGTCCTGAAGCTGCCCATGGACATGCGGAAGGTAGCAATGGGCTTCTACGTAGACCAGATTACCGGGCTCGAAGTAGGTCGCCGCATCAATGTCAGTCGTGCGCAGGCCTTCCATATGCGAAAGACGTTGCATGTGATGGTGCGATATTGTCTTGAAAATCAGCACGTTAAAGACCCCCCTTGGCATTTGCTATTGAAAGTCCTGAACTGAGCCAGTACATTTCGGCTACGCTGTGCGCTCGGTGCGTGCAGTGAAGATGAAGCCCGGCTCGGTCCATTCCGCGCCGGGCTTTTTCATTGCTGCTCGTAATGCGCTACGCAGAATCGGGTACGCCGTGGTGCAGGGTTGCAGTTGTCTCCTCGCCCGTGAAAACGGGCTTTCGCGGGGCAGTGTCGGGATGGCGGCACTGCCCCGTTTTCTTTCGGGCACACATGGCCGACTTCGACATCACGTCCACCATCGACCAGGCGCTAGGCTTCGCCGCGAAGCTGTACGCGGACCAGATGCCGTATGCAACGGCGCGCGCGCTGACCAAGACGCAGCAGGCAGTGAAGGGCGCGCTCGAGGCTGAAATGCCGCGCGCCTTCGAGAATCCCACGCCGTACACCCTCGGCGCATTGCGACTGCAATCGGCAACGAAACAGAACCTGTTCTCGCGCGTCTGGCTGAAGGACGACACGTTCAAGGGCACGCCGGCGACCAAGTACCTGGGGCCGCAGGTCGATGGCGGAGAGCGCAGCCTGAAGCGCTTCGAGCGCGCGCTGCAGGCGCGGGGCATCCTGCCCAAGGGCAAGGTGGCCGTGCCGGGATCTGCTGCGCAGACAGACCAATACGGGAATGTCGAGCGCGGGCAGATCGTCCAGATCCTCTCCTACTTCGATGCGTTCCCCCAGCAGGGCTACCGCGCCAACATGACCCAGCGCAGGCGCGACAACCTGGCCAAGGGAAAGCAGGGCGCGCGCGGCTTCAGCTACTTCGCACTCAGCCAGCCCGAGGGGAAGCTGCCCGCAGGCATCTACCTGCGCAAGAACTACGGCAACGACCAGCGCGTGGCGCATCTCGCGCGCGGCGGGGCGAAACCGGTGTTCATCTTCGTGAGCATGCCGACCTACCGGATGCGCCTGGACTTCTACGGCGTGGCCAAGCGCATCACCGAGGCCGAGTTCCCACGGAACCTACGCGAATCGTTCGACCAGGCCGTCAAGACGGCGCGGTAGGTGAGGCGGCGGCCACCCGGCGCCACCAGCTGCAACGGGTCCTCCCAGGGACCTCGTCTCACGGGTAATTCGAACCACGTAATCGCTGTGATTTCAGCGATTTTTCAGGGTAGTCACTAGGGGTAGTCAGGTAGTCACCCCGACAAACAAACAGGATCAGCGGTCATGGCATTGATGGGGCAGCGCGAGTTCGCGCGACACATGGATGTGTCCCTTGGGGCGGTCCAGAAGGCCATCAAGTCCGGCCGCATCACCGTGGACGAGCACGGCAAGATCGACAGCGAGCGCGCGGCACGGGACTGGGTGCGCAACACTGACGAAGGTCGGAAGTCGTTCACGGATCTATCCCGCCGCCGGCAGGTAGGCAATGGCATCGGCGCTGTCTCCGGGGAGGATGACGACGATATGCCGGCGGCGGGGGCGGAGGGCGGTGAAGATCCCGACGTGCAGCGGTACCGGAAGGCCCGCGCCGAGCGCGAGGAGATCCGTGCGCAGCGCGAGCGCCACGAGCTGGCCCTCCAGGAGGGCTCGCTGCTCGAGCTGGAGGACGCCAGCCGAATGGTGTTCACCGCGTTCCGCACGCTGCGCGACGCCATGATGAACATGGCGGTGCGCATCAAGGCGCAATGTGCGGCCGAGACCGACGAGGGCCGGGTAGAGCGCCTGCTCACGGCAGAGATCGAGTCCGCCCTCGGCGCGATCGATATCGCCAAGGTGCTCCGCGACGCGGAAGACGAGGAGGACGACGATGGGGGCGCGTGACGCTTTCATCGCCACCATCGCCAGGGCGCTGCGGCCCGACCAGCGCGTCACGATTGCAGAGTGGGCAGAGCAGTATCGGGTGCTGCCGGCCGACTCGCCCGAGCCGGGCAAGTGGCGGAACGAGCGTACGCCATACCTGGTCGGCATCATGGATGCGCTGTGCGGCGCTGTCAGCGAGGTCACGCGCTACGCGCACGATGACCCCCAGCCGTTCGATAACCGGCGTGTGCGCTTCATCGACTTCATGAAGGGCCACCAGATCGGTGGCTCGGCGGCCGGCGAGAACTTCATCGGCCATGCCATCACCACGGCGGCTGGCAACATCCTCGCGGTGTTTCCGACAAACGAGCTGGCCGAGAAGTGGGAAACCAATCGCTTCGAGCCGATGCGCACCTCGACCCCCGAGCTGCGCCGCCGGGTGCGTGACCCGAACCGCAAGGGCGCATCCAACACCAAGCGCCGCAAGAAGTTCCCAGGCGGCATGCTGCTGCTGGTCAACGCCCTCAAGCCGAGCGGCCTCAAGTCGACCACCGTGCGCTATGTGCTGCTCGAGGAGGTGGATGAGTTCGCCCTGAACATCAAGGACCAGGGCAACCCGATCGACCTGGCGGTGAACCGCACCTCCAACTTCGGCAGCCGGGCGAAGATCTTCGCCAACAGCACGCCGACGCTCGACGGTTCCTCACAGATCCAGATGGGCTACGAGGCCGGCGACCAGCGGCGCTACTTCGTCCGGTGCCCGTGCTGTAGCGAGCCGCAGTACTTCGACTGGAAGAGCATGAAGTGGCCCGCCGGCGACTACGACCAGGTGGTGTACCACTGCGTCAAGTGCGGGGTCGGCAGCGCCGAGCATGAATGGAAGACCAAAGGCTACGAGGGCGCCTACTGGATGCCAACGGCGCAGGGTGCGGATGACCGCCGCGCCAGCTTCCACCTCTCCAGCTTGTACGCGCCGATCGGCTGGCGCCCGTGGTCGGAGCTAGCCCGCGATTGGGACAAAGCCCAAAGCGATACCGAAAAGCTCATCAAGTTCACGAACAATGAGCTGGGGTTGCCCTACAAGGAAACCTCCGGGACCGAAGTAAAGGCCGAGGTGCTCCAGGCGCGGGCGGAGAACTACCTGCCGATGACATGCCCCATGGGCGGCCTCATTGCCGTGGCCGGCGTGGATACACAGGACAACCGCCTGGCGGTGACCATCCGGGCCTACGGCCGGGGCGAGGAAAGCTGGGGCTTATTCTGGGACGAGGTCTACGGTAGCCCCAGCGATCCTGCAACCTGGAAGAAGCTCGAGGACATCCTTCTCTTGCCGATCCGGCACGAAAGCGGCCAGATCATGCGCGTGGAGGCGGCCGCGATAGACACCGGCGGCCACCACGCGCACGACGTGTACGCATTCTGCAAGACGGCGAACATGCGCGGCCGCCACTGGCTGGCCATCAAGGGCGCCAAGCCGGTGGACGCGCCGCTTCTGGGCAAGCCGAAGACGCAGCAATTTAACTACCAGGGCCAGCCGGTACCGGGTGGTTGCCAGCTGCGCCAGGTGGGCACGCAGGCGATCAAGACGCGCATCGACTATCGGCTGCGGGAGATCCCGAAGCCGGGCCCCGGCTTTATGCATACGCCGATGGCCTACCCGGCGGAGTACTACCAGCAGATGCGCGCGGAAAAGCAGATCTGGCGCAAGGACACCAGCGGCCGCCGCGCGCGGGTGTGGGATCACGACGGCAAGGTGCGCAACGAAGCGTGGGATTGCGAGGTGTATTGCTACGCGGCCTTCACGTATGTCACGGCAAGCAACCCGGATGTGCAGTTTCGGCTGCGCGAGAAGGTCTTCGGGATGGTGCAGGCCGATCTGTTCGCCCAGGCGCAGGCCAGTAGCTCGGCCGACGACCAGGCGCCGCCGGAACCTGCTGACGAAGAGGACACGGCGGACGTGGCTGCACCGCTGCAGGAGGTGCCGGCGCCAATCCTGCCAGATCGCTCTCCGCTTTCTCCCCTCAACCCATTCGGCGGATCTCGCCGTCGCGGCATGCGCTCGCGCGGCCTGTCCGGATAAAAGGAAACCACATGGCAGGGATCACACTCGAACAAGCGCAGCAGCAGCTGCAGGCCTGGCTGCAGGCCAGCATGAAGGTCGCCTCCAACCAATCCTATGAGATCGGCGGCCGCAAGCTGACGCGCGCCGATGCAGCGGACATCCAGACGCAGATCAAGTTCTGGGACGACAAGGCCAAAGCGCTCACGCGCGCGGCCAAGGGCAAGCCCGGCATGCGCGTGCGGTACGGCACGCCGCGAGGGGGCTGGTGATGGTGAAGCCGCAAATCCGACGCAACATGGTCGACCGCGTGATCGAATACGTCGATCCTCTGCGCGGGGCTCGTCGCCTGCAGGCGCGGGCGGCCACGGCGATGCTCGGCGCCACGGGGTACATCGGCGCCGATCGCAGCCGGCGCGCCACGAAGCACTGGAACGCTATCGGCGCGTCGCCCGACGTCGACCAGCTGCAGGATCTGCCGACGCTGCGCGCGCGGTCGCGCAGCCTGCTCCGCGATACGCCGCTGGCGCTGGGTGCGATCAATACGAACGTGACCAGCGTCGTCGGTAGCGGGCTGATGCTCAAATCGACCATCGACGCCGACGCATTGGGTATGTCCGACGCGGAAGCCGAGGAATGGCAGCGCGCGGCACAGCGCGAGTTCCGCTCCTGGGCCGAATCGCCTTTCCACTTCGACGTGGAAGCGACGCTCGATTTCTACAGCATGCAGGCCCTGGCGTTTCGCTCGACGCTGGAGTCTGGCGACACCTTCACGTTGCTGCCGTACCGGATGCGGGTCGGCGGCAACTACGGCACGAAGGTGCAGCTCCTCGAGGGCGATCGCGTCTGCAACCCCAACAACAAGCCCGACGATCCGGACGGGTTCCGGGCCGGCATCAAGCTCGACGCGGACGGCATGCCGATGCTGTGCGCGATCGCCGACCGCCACCCCGGCGACTACCAGCGGCGCCGGAACACCTGGCAGGAATACCGCTTCTACGGGGAGCGAACCGGCCGCCGCAACGTTATCCACCTGTTCGAGAAGATCCGGCCTGGCCAGCGGCGCGGCATGCCTTATCTCGCGCCGGTGATCGAGCCGCTCAAGCAGCTGGCGCAGTACTCCGAGGCTGAAATCATGGCGGCGGTGATTAGCGGCATGTTCACCGTCTTCATCAAGCGCGCGGAGGGCGGCGACCCGGACGTGCAGATCGGCGGCGAAGCGGACGGCGCCGACATGGAGCTGGGGTACGGCGCCATCGGAGATCTCGGCCCCGGCGAGGAGGTCCAGTTCGCCAATCCGGGCCGGCCGAACGCGTCGTTCGATCCGTTCGTGAAGGCCATCCTGCAGCAGGTCGGCGTCGGACTGCAGATCCCGATGGAGGTGCTGATCAAGCACTTCTCGTCGAGCTACAGCGCGGCGCGCGCGGCGCTGCTCGAGGCGTGGCGATTCTTCAAGGTGCGCCGGCAATGGCTGGCCTCGTCCTACTGCCAGCCGATCTACGAAGTGTGGCTGGCCGAGGCGGTTTCGAGCGGGCGCCTGAGCGCGCCGGGCTTCTTCAAGGATGCCGCGATCCGCGCCGCGTATAGCCGGGCGGAATGGATGGGCGACGGCCCCGGATCGATCGACCCGCAGAAGGAAGTCACGGCGATCAAGGAACGTATCGGGCTGGGGCTCACCACGCTGGAGAAGGAGGCCGCGCAGTACGACGGCTCGGACTGGCGCGACAACGTCATGCAGCGCGGCAAAGAGGTGGCGCTCATGAAGGAGCAGGGCGTTACGGCGGCAGCGCCTTCGCCCAGCGAGCCGCCCAACGCGCCGGCGGACCCCGCGGCCGACGATGAGGAGGGTGATGACGACTCACCGCCGGGCGCTCCGCCGAAGCCGGGAAATGATGAATAACGAGGCCTGCTCTGCAGGCCTTTTCCTTTTTGGGGAGAGCAATGGCACTGATTGACGTTGTGGCGGCGCCCTGGGCGCTGCTGCCGGAGACGCTGCACGAGATTCGCACGGTCTACGAGACGCACCTGCGCGGCGAAAGGATCGACGTGCAGAGCGTGGAGGCGCGGATCGGGAGGCCGCTCTCCAACGAGCCGGCGCCCTACAAGGTGGTGAGCGGCGTGGCCGTCGTGCCGATGGTCGGCGTGGTGGCCAAGCGAGCCAGCCTGTTCATGGAGGTATCGGGCGGCGTCTCGACACAGATCGTCCAGCAGCACCTCCTGATGGCCATGGAAGACCCCGCGGTGCATAGCGTGATCCTCCAGATCGACTCTCCCGGCGGGACGGTCGACGGCGTGCAGCAGTTGGCCGACACCGTGCGAACGGTCCGCGAGCAGAAACCAGTGGTCACGTTGGCGGACGGAGTGATGGCCTCGGGCGGCTACTGGGTTGGCTGTGCGGCGGACCAGGTGTACGTCGCGGATCGCACCACGATGGTGGGATCTATCGGCGTGGTGGCCACGCACGTCGACATTTCCCGCCGGGAAGAGCAGGCGGGCGTGAAAACCACGGAGATCACGGCGGGCAAGTTCAAGCGGATCTCCAGCAACTACGCGCCGCTCTCGCCAGAGGGGCGCCAGACCATGCAGGAGATGGTCGACCAGCTTTACACCGTGTTTGTGGAGGCCGTCGCAGAGAACCGCGGCGCCTCCGTCGAGCAGGTGCTCTCCGACATGGCGGACGGCCGTGTCTTCGTTGGGCAGCAGGCGATCGACGCGGGGCTGGTGGACGGCATTTCCACCCTCGACGCGTTGGTCGCCCAGCTGGCCGAAACCAATGGCCGCGGCAGCTCCGCGCGCACCACCTCTACTCAACCGAAAGGCAAATCCATGGATCAAAAGCAGCTCCAGGCCGAACACCCGGCCCTGTTCGAAGCAATCACGTCCGCCGCGCGCGACGAAGGCCATAAGGCCGGCCTGGCGGCCGGCGCGACTGCAGAACGCGAACGCATTCTCGGCATCGAGGCCAACGCGCTGCCGGGCCACGAAAAGCTGGTCGCAGAACTGAAGGCGGACGGCAAGACCACTCCTGACCAGGCCGCCGCACGCATCGTGGCGGCCGAGCGCGGCGCGCTCACGGCCGCCGGCAAGGATCTCAAGGCGGATGCACCCGAGCCCGCTCCGGCAGCGGACGCCCCGAACGCGGGCCCCTCGGGCGATCTGCCCGCGCAGGCCCGGGAACTGGCCGCCAAGGAAGGCATCTCGCTCGTTGCCGCCTTCAAGCGCCTCGGCGTGAAGTAAGCCGCGACCCGTTCCGGCGTCGCTTTTTTATCTCTTCGCACTCAAGGAATCAACCATGCAAAACGGTTTCGTAGCGCTCCTGACTACCAACTTCACGGCCACGGCCGTGGTGCTGGCCGCCCGCTTCATTGGCGCCGATGGCCAGCACGCCGACGCCGGCGCCAACGCCATCGGCGTCGCTCGCAGCGACGGCGAGATCGGCGACGTGGTGCCGCTCGACGTCCTCGGCACCACGCTGGTGGAAGCCGGCAACGTCGTCGGTGACTGGGATCTCGTCCAGGTCGGCGCGGACGGCAAGGCCGTTCCCAAGACCGACGGCATCGCTGTCGGGCGCGTGCAGGGCGCCGGGGGCACCGCCGGCACCCTGCTCGAAGTTCTGCTGATCCCGAACTAAGCCGCGCGGCCTTTCGCGCTGCCCGCACCTTTCATCCTTCTAGGAAAAACATCCAATGTCGCAACAAAGCCTCCGCGCTGCGCGCGTGATTGACCCGATCCTGACCGCTGTGGCGCAGGGTTACACCAACAACGAGATGGTCGGCCTGAACCTCTTCCCGACCGTTTCGGTGGCCGCCCGTGCCGGCACCGTGATCAAGTTCGGTAAGGAAGATTTCCTGCTGTACAACACCCGCCGCGCGCCGGGCCAGAACACCAAGCGCGTCCAGTTCGGCCGTGGCGAGGGCAAGTTCTCCCTGGCCGACTACAGCCTCGAGGGCGCGGTGCCCATCGAAATCGAGGAGGAATCCAACGCCGTACCGGGCATCGATGAGGGTTCGCGCGCTGTTCGCAAGGTGCAGAACATCATGGCGCTGGGTGTTGAGTATGAGCAGGCCTCGCTCGCCCGTGACGCTTCCCAGTACGGTGCCGACAACAAGCTGACCGTGCAGGCGGCGGACAAGTGGTCCGCCGCCGACAGCGACCCGATCAACATGGTCAGCGATGGTATCGAAGCCATCCGCGCCAAGATCGGCAAGCGCCCCAACACGGCGGTAATCGGTGCGAAGGTCTTCAAGGCACTGAAGGTCCATCCGCAGAT